GGGTGGATTCTTAACGTGGACTTGTAACCGATATCGATATGCTTCGGTTTCTTCCTCGTCTTCACCATAGATCAATACGGAGGTTAACTTTGCATATGACAAGTTCTGTACATAAGTGATCGGAGTTAAGTCGCCCAAATAAGCATTTGGTTCAGAACCAGCGGTTTCACATACCAACTCGTACTTATGATACGGATATTCTTCGGTTGCGTCAGCTAACTTTTCGATTACATTATAATTAAATTCCTCTAAGTTAAAACGAGTACCAACTGCGAGTTCAACATTAAATTCACCTTCAAAGTGACCGTAAGTAGCTTCGTTAATTTCCAGGCCAATTTGATTACCGTGCATAATGAGATATTCTTTAGAAGCAGTATCGAGGAATGTTTCTTCCAAAATCATGTCCATTTCACGATAGGCATTTTCCAATTCAAGTGCTATTGGGGCAAGGGCTGTATAAATGATAGAACCAGTTCTAGTATCCAGTTCGGGGTTTTGTTCACTAACATAACTCAACATATCACTTAAGATAGTTTCAAATGTCTTATCTTCATACATTAGTAGTACACCACCGTTTCTTCTTCTAATTCACCGTAAATACTATGGACGATAAATCTAACGGTGAGTCGATTACCTTTTATTTCAAATTCAAAATCAGAAACATCGTTAATTCGATCATCACTTAACAGTGCTTCGGTGATTCTTTCTGGAATTACCGCCATTACATAATGATACGGTTTTCCAAATAAATCTAATGTCCTAATGCCATAGGTATATGGGTAAATGATAAATTGGTCTGCTTCTACACTCAGAGTAAGATAGATGTGTTGTTCTAACGCTTTCAAACCATCTATCATACCAGCCATGCGCTTTCCATCCGATTTATTTATACCAAATGTCTTGGTATTCTCTTGGGTTTCTTCCTCAAAATCCAAGATTAAATCATCTAAATTTTCTGTGTTTGGTAACATTTAATCACCAACCCTTATATAAACTTGCGCTCGATAAGTACCTTTAGCAAGCGCATCACTATGAGTACCAGTTACAAGATCGACTCTATTACCCTTGATTGCTCCACCAGTATCTTCGGCATGATAAACAACACCGTTAATCTTAATATACGAACCAAGCGGAATTACTCTCGGATCAACCGCACAACCACCAACATGGGGTTCTGTACCAGTTGCAGTACGATAGGGAGGCCCGGCGTTACAGATATGTGGGTATTTTTCACAGCAGTAATGAGTGATCTTGAATGTTCCAAGGTTTTTCCACTGTCCGTTAGTGGGATAAACAGTGTTAACAACACCACCAACATTAACGGAACTGTTGTAAACCTTTTCTATAGTGCTTAAAACTAAGTATTTGTTACCAGTTGCATATTTGATAACAACTACTTCTTCGTCAATCTCAACCGGGATATCTAATACTAGAAACTCCTCGGTCAATGTCCAAGTGTCGCCAACCTTTACTACCAGCGGTTCTACACTTTGAACCTTACCAAACATGATTTGGAGTGCGTGTTCTTGAATCGCACCAAGCCCAACCTTTTGTATTGTCTTAATTAAATCAAAACTCAATCACACGCACCTCTTTATCAATTATTTAAGAAATGTTAATGGGTTAATGGTATTAGCCGAACTGTTACTTCCTTTACGGATTTCCAAGTGTAAGTGCGAACCAGTAGAGTGTCCAGTGCTTCCCTCGACACCCAAAATGGTGTTTTTATTAACACCTTGTCCACTCTTTACATAAACTTGGCTCATGTGTCCATACAAACTCCAATAACCGTTACCGTGGTTAACAATGACATAATTTCCGTAACCGCCAGAATCGTAACCAACGCTTACCGTACCACTGTTAACTGGATAAATGTGTTTACTACCTTGACCAACCAGATCAACGCCTTTATGAGTTCTACCACCGCTTCGCACTTCACCAAATGGAGAGGTCACAACATAGCTACCCTTATATGGGAGTTGCCATCCACTGGAACTGTCATTGGAGAAACTACCATCTGGAAGCAGTTCTCCACCGCCTGTATAAACGGTATTTTGAACAACCGCAACACGAGTACCTAAAACCACATACTTCTGGCCACCTTGGCAGCGAATCAATGTAACATCGTCACCCTCAAATACAGTTCCATTTATAACTAAAAACTCCTGTGTGAGAGTAAGAAGTTCACCGACTTGTATCTTAACCGGGTTCGTAGAGATAACCTTACCGAAAACTAACTTAACTGGATTACTAGCTTCAAAGGCATTTAACGCAACTTTTTTGATAATATCTATAATTCCACTGCTCATGCTGTAAACTCCGTAGTACCACCTAAAGTTAAGTCCATTCGGTATTCACCATGATTAAATGTATGTGTCGCCTTTTCAATTAACATATAGTTGGACACCGTTGTGTCACCCAAATCTAATTGAACGATCACACTCATTCCAGCACGGCATTTGTAATTTCCAAATGCTTTTGTAACTTTAAGTTTCCTAGTTTTTCGATTATATAATTTCAGAAGTTTATTCGCTCTATCTTGTGCGTTAGCTGGGTTTTGTAGACTCTCTGTATATCGTAATCTACCCCACTTACCCATATTGTTCGTATCAGTTGCGTTGTAGTATTCACGCTTATTGGTCTTATCGTTATCGTAATACAATTCAATATCGTTGTAAGTTTCCTCGTCAATGCTGGAAGTGTACTCAAAATCTTCCGCAACCGAAGCATTGATAACGACATTTGTTTTTAAGTTCATTGCATCACGAAGATATAACTTAGAACCATCTGAATATAAAATATACAGATTGTTGGTACTAGCAAGCGTTAAATCCAGTGCGTTTTGGATAATGTCAAATAAACTTTGGTTATCTTCAACTCGACTACCTATGACATAACTGGTATTTTCGATGTTACCAATCGTAAGGTTGTAGTCGTTTGCAATCATTCTTAATAGATCGCTGGCTTTCTTATTGGAATACACATATGTCGCTTTATTTTTGAAATATCTAAGCTGGTCGTATGCTGTAACATCGATCCAACCATCCTTATTTCGCTTCTTAGTAAAGATGTATCCGTTAAAAACAAGCACCCAACCATTATTAACATCGTGATACTTTAAGGCAACGGTATCGCCCTCTTGGAAATTTACTCCACCATTTTTTTCTGCATAGAGTCTGAAAGTAAGTTTTCCCGGTGAACCTTGTCTGTCGGTTTCCCACTTGACTCCATCTTCAACTATAGGAGTTATAGTTTCATAACCATTACTGATTTTATGATTGATGATAATGGAAAAATCACCATCAAAATTCTTAGTGATAGTTGTTCCACTTGCCAAAATATCACCTCCAATTGGATTAAATTAAATAGCTGGGATAGTTAACACAGTACCCGGATAAATCCAATGTCCGTTACTGGAACTTGCTCGACCATACTTTTTAGCCGTATTTTCGATAACGGTTTTGTTAGCAGTATAAATAACTGTCCACTTGGTAGAATTACCGTAAAATTTTCTTGCGATATTCCACAAGCAATCACCAGATTTAACAGTATAACTCTTGTTTTGAGTAGCTGGTTTATTCGTAGTTTGAACAGTTACTTTGTTAGTTGTAGTCTTGTTGCTTGTAACTACTTTTTTGGTAACAGTTCCGTATGAAGCGTATTCCTTAAACTTTAACGAAACCTTAACATCGTATGCGTTATCTGCGTTTTCCTCTAATGTATAACCCTCTAAGCTGACGGTAAGAACTGTACTTTCAAAGTCTTTAATCGTACCACCAATACCAGTTCGTAACGAGGGATTGGGGCGAGTGATAACTAACCTTGTTGGCGATTTTGTCAACATCAACTTTTCAAAGTAGTCTGTGTAGGTTTTAGAGGATATCAATGTATTGGCAAATGCGTATTGCCTACCCCTCGGTAACTCAACATCAAATTCAATTTCCGTTAATTTTGGATTTTTTAAGATATTGATTTCGTTACCATTGATTAAATCAACTGTTTTGTTGTTTGAACCAATGGTAACTTTGAGTTGAGAGGGGGCATATGGCATTTCCAAATCACCAATAAAGAAATGATAACCTTTATAAGCCATTCAAATAGCCCCCTTATTGTTAATAATGAACTCCGTAAGCGACATTTGTCATTTCGCTTCTCAACACATCGGATAAGTAATCAACAATACCATCCAAGTCACGGTCACTATTGACAGTGTTATTGTTTGTCATATCGATTCTTATCTCAGCAGTCGTAAACTCGTTACGCCATTCCATATCAGCAATCTTGCGTAAGTAGTCCAGATCATCATTAGATAAATCCATAGAATCTTTAATATCGCCCACATTGGAATCGATATTGTCTATATTCTTTAAGAAATCATCTGGATCATAACCACTATCAAGAGAGTAAGCTGGGTCGTATGGATTAAGCAGTTTGTTATCGGTTAATCCTGTTAACCTATTTAAGTCAGAGAAAATACCGTTAGCATTATTCTCATTTTGGAACTGAGAACCCCAATCGTTAATGGACTCTTTAATACCAGCACCCCAGTTGTAACCAGTATTATAAGCATCCATTGGGTTAATCAATTCGGCATATTCAAATGTGTTCATGCCTGTCATAAAGGCATCTGTAGCATCAAGCCGTTTTAATTCGGGGGCTTCTCTAGTTAAGGTAACAGCTTCGTCACTCTTACCCCACTCGGTCACGCTATCCTTCAAGGCTTCTAATCCAGAAGTCCAGTCCGTTCCGAAAATAGCGTCTATAATTTTGGTTACGACTTCGCCCAACGATAAGAACCAGCCAATGATTTGACCGATTAAATTCGCCACAGCACCACCAAAACTATTGAAACCACCGTTGCAGACATTCAAAATCCACTCGACAATTCCAATAATTGGGTCTACCATTGCCCAAATGAGTTGTAAAATACCGTTAATTACGCCAACAACCAAATTATAAATTGTCGCTAAACACCAAAGTACAATGCCAATAATTAAGTTAATTACAGCTACGATGATGTTCCAGACAATGAGAATGATATCGACCAAAACCGCACCAAGCCACATGGCGCCACCAGCTACATACTCAAAGTACAGTAATGCAAGTGCTACGGCTGCGATAACGGCAGCAATAATTAAGTAAATACCAGCGGTACAAATAGCTGCCACTATAACGAAAACGACTGCTACAATCATAAGAGCGTAACAAATTGCTTCCACCGTAGTAATAGTGCCTTGTCGCCATAACTCGTAAACATAGAGGATACCCATAATACCAGCGACAATTAACACTAAAGGCCAATATGCTTGCAACCAGGCCCATGCTGTCATTAACGCACTCCAAACTGCTTGCGCTGCGGTTATGACAAACATCGTGCCAATAACGACTAAGACACCGAGGATTACATATTTAAGCCACTCCCAATTTTCGTAACACCAATTGAAGAACCGACCTAAAACATCTCCAACCCATAAGACTGTGTTTGCTAATACTACAAAT